AGTTTGCGCCGTTTTGCGCAATCAATTTCGTGCTATAATGTAAGCAGCCGTTTGCAGCGGTTTTTGTCTCTCAAGGGCGGCTAGGGATCTCCCAAGTCGCCCACCTGTTTTTGGAGGGTGATATATGACGCCAAGTCTGATTGCAGCTCTCGCCGGGGTGGTCATCTCGCTCGTGGCGAGTTATGTCCCGAGGTTCTCCGCGTGGTTTGCGGCGCAAACAAGTCAAACAAAAGCGCTCATCATGCTGGCCGCCAACGCTCTGGCGGCCTTGCTTATTTTCGGTTTCGGCTGTCTGGGCTGGGGCGACCTGGTCGGCGGGTCCGTGACTTGCGACCAAAGCGGCGCAATGGAGCTGCTAAAATTATTCGCTGGATCGATCCTGGCTGGACAAGCAACGTATTTATTGACTCCAACGCCGCCTGCTAAAATTGCAGCGATGCAAGCGGCGAAATGACCACCGCGGACGTTCTGCGCCTGTGGGCGATATCGCTCCTGGCGCTGTCGCTCATCCTGTGGCTGCTGTGGTTCTGGCGCAGCCCGACGCGCTTGTATGCTGTGCCGATTCTGCTGTGGATCGTCAACGCTCTTGCGTTCACCGCGACCCGACAAACCAACCTGCTCAATCTGTCCCCCGCGTTCCTCAATAACTGGAGTTTGGCCGTCTACATCCAGGCCGGCTTGACTCTGGTCGGGATCGGGGCTTATGCAGTATGGCGCAAGGTCGAACCTCGCGCCGGGTGTTAGCATGGACCTTACGCCAATCATTATTGCCACCATCTCCGCCATTGTCGCCGTGAGCAGCGTAGTTATCCAGGTCCGCAAAGACAAGCACCGAACGGACGCCGATGCACTCGCCATCCTGGAGCAGTCTAACGCTCGATTGGCCGCCCGGCTTGAACAACAAGCCATGAAAATAGACGAGATGGAGGCGCTCATCCAGCATAACGAATCTATTCATCAGGCGCAGATGGCCGAAATCCGCGCTAAATACGAAAAGGCATTGCTTGAAAATGATGACCTGCGAGAGTGGGCCGAGCGGCTGGTCTATCAGGTGCGTTCGTTTGGCAACACTGAACCGGTCAAGATGAGAGTAAGATCCCATGAATAGCAATAGCACTCATCGATTAGCGGTTGTCGTCTGTCTCCTCTCCCCCCTGGTACTGCTGGGCGCGGTGTATCTGCTGCGCCGCGTCCAGCACCCGGCGGAGTGGGCGATAGATGCTGGCTTTCACTCCTGGGATGACACCCGGTCATTCAGCGGCCCGAATTGGCAGTGGGTCGAGGACGCCGCGTATGGGTAAGAACGGCAAACCCGCCACAATCCGCGCCGATCTGCGCAATCGGGTAGTCGGTATGGGCGAGGAAGCGCCGGACCAGCTGCTTGCCAATCCTGCCAATTTCCGCATTCACCCGGACGCACAGCAGCAGGCGCTTGCAGGCAGTATTGATGGCGTCGGCTGGATCGACCCTGTCATCGTCAATCGTCTATCCGGTCACGTGGTGGATGGTCATCTGCGCGTTACCCTGGCGCTGAGATCCGGTGTAAAGTCGATTCCGGTCGTCTATGTGGAGCTGTCAGACGACGATGAGGCGCAGGCGCTGTTGTCTCTTGACCCTATCGCGGCGATGGCGGCCACGGATAAGGCGCAACTTGACGCGCTGCTGCGGGCGGTACAGTCGGACGACGAACGGGTACAAGAGATGTTGGCGGGGATTTATGAAGTCGAATTGTCGGGAGAGAATTATACCGATCCTAAACTACCTGAGGCATACCAGGAAATAAGGCCGCGTGAGATGTTTCATGTTTTGATTTCTGTACCCCTGGATAGCGCCATAGACCTGAGGGGTATTGTTGAGCAAGCAAACAATATAGACGGGGTGGAAATAATCTATGGCGCAAACTGATAACTCCTATCTCGCGGATAAGGCCGCTTTACGAATTGGGTCGTTGCCGGATAAATCGCCCGTGCGCGTGCTGGATTGCTACGCCGGGGACGGGAAAGTATGGGCGGCAGTCAGAAAACTGAGCGGTAAAAAAATAGATATCCTACCTATCGATATTCGTCAGGATATAGGCTTTGGACTTCCTGGAGATAATCGGATTTATTTATCTTCGCTCGACCTATCCAGGTTTGATATTATCGACCTCGATGCTTATGGGATACCCTACGAGCAGCTAAAAATTATCTTTGAGCGCAATTATCGTGGTATAGTTTTTGTGACTTTTATTCAGTCGCTTTACGGAATGGTAAGCGGAGGGATTCTTGAGGATATCGGATATCCGCCCGCGATGGTAAATAAAATCCCGACCATATTCAATCGGTCGGGATGGGATCATTTTTTACAATGGCTGGCGCTCAACGGGGTGGAGCGCATCAAGCACCGCTCGAGCGCCAGCAGGAAACATTATTTATGTTTCTCGATTTAACCGATAGACCAGCTACCACCAGCAAAGAGGCCGTTCTCTACTGCGACAGGGGCGGGCAGGGAGGAATGCTCCCGTTCTATCTGTTCGCGCCCGCGACAATATGCGCCGGTTGCAATTCCGAACGCCATCAAATCATCCTTGATGTAGTAGGGCTTCTTGAGGCTCTCGAGAAGTCTTACCGCGTCCGATCCAAAGCGCAGCCAATCGATAGACTTTTCCAGCGGGTGATGGTTGAGCTTTCCGACTTTATACAGGTCTACAAATTCGTAAGTTCGTTTGATAACTTCCAGGCTTTCGCGTGGGTCGAGGACCGGTTCCAGACTGACCCATGTTTCGACGCCTGCAAGGTGGAATGCAAGCAGAGTCTCGGCGCGTTCTTTTGGCAATGTTGCGCCAGGTTCCCACTCAATAGATGGCGCCTTACTAACGTGGGTCATTGTCGTGGCGAAGCTGTCGCCCTTATCGAACAAATCCAAATCTCTGAGCGCCCGCCTGCCGCCCTTGGTGAGAGTGCAAAAGTTCAGGCTGTTTTGCTTGAGAATTTCAAGTACGCGGCGGGTTCTCTGCTCGGTCACATCGAACGCCTGGTAGGGGTCGCAGGTGAACGAAAGCAGAATTTGCGGCGTTATTTGTTTTCTGAGTTGTGCCGCTTCTTTGGCAATGTCCGCCAGATAAGATGCGGCCCGGTTGCGTGGGTGAATGAAAGCGTTTTTATTTTGTTGAGTCGCGTCCGGTGCGTAACAATAGGTACACCCGTGGTCGCATCCGGTATAAACATTCGTCGCCAGCGCGCTGTATTCTCTGGCTCGTCCTTTGGGTTCGTAAATTGCGGGCATGTCGTCTCTCCTGTTTTGTCTGTGATTTATGTAACTAAGATAATTTTACTCCAATTCACAGATGATAGCGTATACTCTAATATTTCACGGAGTTGATAATTGAGCGGTAGACGCCAGCACACGGACGATGAGATTATCCAGGCCTTGCAGCGCACTAATGGACTTGTGTCTCTCGCCGCGCGTGAAATTAGGGCGACGCCGCAAATGATCTATAAACGCATCAGGATTTCAGCGGCGGTCAAGCTGGCGGTAGACGAGGCCCGAGAGTCAATGATCGACCTGGCGGAGTTGAAGCTCAGGCAGGCCGTTATGAACGGTGAGCCATACGCGGTCAGTCTGGTACTCAAGACCATTGGTAAAAATCGCGGCTATGTTGAGCGTCAGGAAGTAACCGGTGCAGACGGCGCGGCAATTAAGGTCATCGGCCTGGGCGTGGACACGGATAAACTATGATTGCTCCGTATGTCATCAAGAGCGATTTCAAGCATCCAATCTACCAGCCGTTCGGCGGCTGCGAGGCGTTCATGTACTCCAAAGACCCGGAGGTCATCTGCTCCGGGCCTGCTGAGACTGGCAAGACGCTTGCCGCCTGTTGGAAAATTCATATCCTCGCCAGCAAATACCCAGGCTGTCAGGGCGCAATCGTGCGCAAGACGCAACACTCCGTTTATGGATCAGTCCTCCAGACCTACCAGCGGGTGATAGCCGGCGCGCCGGTCGAGGCCTACGGCGGGGAGAAGCCTGAGAAGTTCAACTATGCCAACGGTAGCACAATCTGGATTGGCGGCATGGATAACAGCGATAAAATCCTATCGTCCGAGCGGGATTTTATCTACGTCAACCAGGCCGAGGAATTGCGGCTTGACGATTGGGAGAAGCTGCTCACGCGTGCCACCGGACGTAACAGCGTGATACCGCATACTCAGGTGATCGGCGATTGCAACCCGAGCGGCTCAAAGCACTGGATACGCCAGCGCACAACGCTGCGGCTTATCCCCACCACGCATAAAGATAATCCAACGCTGTATACTCGCGATGGTGCGCTTACTCCCCAGGGGGAGCGGACAATGTTGATCTTGTCCGGCTTGACAGGCGTCCGGCGCAAGCGGCTCCTTGACGGCGTATGGGCCACGGCAGAAGGCGCGGTCTACGACATGTTCGATAGCGCCCTCCACGTCCAGGAACGCGACCCGCTTGAGATGCGCACCTGGTATCTGGCAATGGACGAGGGCTACACCAACCCGGCGGTGATCCTGCTGGTTGGGCAAGACTCGGACGGGCGCTTGCATATTATGCGTGAGTTCCATCAGCGCGGCGTCTTGCAGAAGGACGTTGTGGCCAGGGCGGGCGAATGGCACAGGCAGTACAACGCCTCCGCCGTGGTCGATCAGGCCGCCGCCGGATTGATTGCCGACCTGAACGACGCGGGTATTCCGTCGGTCGGCTACAAAGGCCGCGTGCTGGACGGCATCACCACGGTTCAGGCGCGGCTCAAAGTCCAGGGTGACGGTAGATCGCGCCTGACGGTTGATCCGGGCTGCATTGAGACAACCAACGAATTTGAGTCGTATGCCTGGAAGCCCGAAAGAGACGAACCGGCGAAGGAGTTCGATCACTCGATGGACGCAATCCGATATCTTTGTGGATTTGTAGCAGGTGCGCCGGGGCCACTGCCCACAGGCCAGCCAGCCAATAAAAGTAAATGGACCACCGCCGACGCTAACGACGGATGGAGGAAATATTAGATGCCAAGAATTGACCCATTCAGCGAAACAGGCTCAACCGGCCTGATTGTGAACCGCGGGCAGATATCCTCGGACTTCCTGCCTGAGCTGCGCGGCAGGCAGGCGTACAAGCGTTATAACGAGATGCGACTGAACTCTGCCATTGTCGGCGGTATGCTGGCCGCTATCGAACAGACCATCCGCTCTGCATCCTGGGAGTTTATCAGCGACCAGGGAGAGGAGGACCCGCGGATAGAACT